GTCAAACATCCTGTGGACCGGCCCAACATAGCCCGCGTGTATTCGGCACTCCATATCTGTTCGCGCTCGCTGATGTCAGCGAGATCAACGTCCATAATACGGCTCAACACACGGTGGCGCAGGTACATCGGTTCGGCTGGTATGGTGCGTAACCACTGCTCGCACTCTTCCAACGCCGACCTTTCCAAACCATAGCGCCTGTACATACTCCCGTATACATCACTTTCTTCGAAAACGAAAGTGTGGTTACGGAATGTGTAACACTTGTCAGACACGATACTCGAACCTTCGGAGTCGAACGCGCCGACCCATGTCCGCACGACAGGGAGTGTTTCCACCACTCCCTTCAACCCACGCGCCACGCCGCGAAGATACATTGCTGTTTTCTTCACGGATGGTGGGCTGACGGTCCACCACAGCCGAGCGAATAAACGGCCAGGCTGTGGAATGAAACCGATCTTCTCGCGGTCCGACATCCATATGCCGGAAATGAAACTGACGCGTTCATACTCAACAAAAGTCTGGGCTTCAGGCGAAATCCCATACCTTCCTTCAATGGCAATCATCTCCTTAACATTGACGTAATCATACGTTGCAACCAGGAGATCATCCCCAGCAACCAAAATCGATGCGGGGATGCCAGCTTTCTTGAATGCTGCGTACGCGATCGCCGCGTTGACGAGGCTGTTACCAAGCGTCGTGTCATTGTGCCCTGACTTCACTGTGTAGTTCACGGAATAACGGAGCAAACCGCCTGGGAAAACTGCCATGCCTTTGACCTTGTCACACTGTCCAGCAAACTCTGCCAGGCGCGAATCAAAAGCAGCATAGAACCCTTTGCGGAAATCGGAATGAGACTTCTGCATGCTCGAATCCCAATTTTTCCCGTCTCTCTCATAAAACATCACAGCTCCATCGGCAAGGACACCTTCCATCCACTCACCTATCTCAGTCGGGTTCATCCCCGACGCAAGCGTCACGTCGATATCGCCCATGCGTTTCCGACGGAAAACTTGAGTCACCACCTTCTGCAGCGCGTAAAATTCTGGCCCGAACTCAGCCTGAGTTGCAAGGGTCTTATAGAATTGGATCAAACGCGCCTTCGTGGGCAGCTTGTGGCTCAACTCTCGCTTCACCATCGCCTTCACCTTATCCGGAACGACATCC